GCTTTAGCCCCCTTGTCAAACCAACGAACAAACAGATAAACAAACCAACAGGCCGGAGGCCTCAACACCTCAACGGGGCTTTAGCCCCCAACACCTACGAGGTAGAGATGGAGGGCGCGCAGTACGACTTGCTGCGCGTGACGTATGACCTGACCATCGACACGACCAGCAATAAGCTGCAGGACGTGCAGGGCGACGCACTCACGGGCGACCTCCGACGCTTTGCCACGGTGCTCATCTCGAACGCCAGCCGCGTCTTCGCCGGGCAGTGGGCGCTGGGCGAATGTCCCGACACGGCCGCCGACCGGACGCTGACCTTTGGCGAGACGGACAACTGTCTGGCCGTGCTGCAACGCCTCTGTAAGGAGTTCGAGACCGAGTTTGAGATCACTCAGGCCGGCGGCGTGCGCACGATCCACTTCAAGAAGGTAGGGCAGACGTTCCCCTTCACCTTCCGCTACGGCCGCGGCAAAGGCCTGTACGCTTTAGAGCGGCAGAACGTCTCGTCGGCCAACATCATCACCCGCCTGAAGGTCTACGGCTCCACGCGCAACATCACCGCCCGCTATCGCGCCCAGCGCCTCTGCCTGCCGGGGAAGAAGAAGGGCGAATCCTTCCTCGAGAAAGGCAACGCCGTGACCCGCTTCGGCGTGTGGGAGGCCACGAAGTACTTCGAAGACATCTACCCCAAGCAGAAGGGCCGAGTGACGGCCGTGGACGCCGCCTCGGAGCTCGTCTTTACCGATTCGGCTATGGCGTTCGACCTCTCGGAAAAGGTCACCTCGAAAGGCGCCGACGGCAAGGAGGAGACGAAGACCACCTACCTGCTGCCGGGCACATCGGCCAAGGTGCACTTCAACTCCGGCAACCTGTCCGGCTATGAGTTTGAGGTGGCCAAGTATGACCACGCCACAAAGACCTTCACCCTGAAGGCCTTCAAGGACGATCGCGGGGAGACGTTCCCCTCGAAGACCTCCGCCGCCTTCCGTATCGGCGTGGGGGACGAATACAGTCTCTTGGACATCGCGCCTCCGCAGGCCGTGGTGGACGCCGCGGAGAAGGAGCTGGAGGAGGCCGGCAATAAGTATTACGATCAGAACAGCCAGCCCAAGGTGCAGTATGGCCTCACAGTGGCGCCCGACTTCCTGCGCTCGCTCGCCGGCATTGGCGTGGAGACGCATGTCTTCTCCGTGGGGGACTATATCCCGGTCGAGGACGAGGCCCTGGCCATCAAGAAGTCCGTCCGGGTGCAATCCTTCACCCGCGACCTGCTGCAGCCGTACAACTACCAGCTGACACTCTCGGACACGGTCACCACCTCGATCATCAACCGCATCATCTCCGACCAGATCGAGACGGACAAGATCATCCGTATGAACAATATCAAAGACCCCGCCACAGCCCGGGCCAACTGGCGCCGCTCGCGGGAGGTGATGGCCGCCGTCTTCGACCCCGAGGGAAACTATTACACGGAAAAGATCCGGCCGCAGTCGATCGATACGATCGCCCTCTCGGTAGGCGCCAAGTCCATGCAGTTCGGGCTGACGAACACCGTCTTCGAGCCCAACTATCAGGGCAACGTGAACGCTATCCGTGTGCAGGGCGGCGTGCTGACGCATTACACCATCGACGAGGCCAAGGCGCGCTCCTGGACGCTGGCCAACGGTCTGGCGACGCTCTCCGATGCCTCCAAACCGTATTACGTCTATGCCAAATGCCAGCGCGCAGGCGCGGGCGGTGTGATCCTCTTCACGCTGGAGCAGATCCCGGTCGAGAAAGATCCTGCCTATTATCATTTCTGGATCGGCGTCCTGAACTCTGTAGACTCGGAGCTGAAGGCGCGGTCTTTTGCTCCCATGTATGGCTTTACGATGATCAACGGGCGGTTCATCAAGACCGGCCGTATCCAGTCGGCCGACGGCCTGACGTACTTCGATCTGGACGAGGGTGTGATCAGCGGCAACATCAAGATCAAAGGCAATTCGGACTACGCTACCAAGACGGAGCTTCAGGTCGTTTCGGATCAGATCAAGGGCGAGGTCGGCAAGTTCAACGCGCAGCTGGGCGGCACGAAAGCGCAGCTGGACGCCTTCCAGCAACAGACGCAGCAGAACGTGAATAACCTCCTGAGCCGCCAAGCCACGGCCGACGATAAGATCTACCGCCTGCAGACGGCAGGGTACATCACAACCGCGCAGGGTAATGCCCTTTACGCCTCCGCGCAGCTGGCTAATGGGAAGACCATCGCCTCTTACATCACCCAAAGCCCGGAGGCGATTAATATGATCTCTCGGAACATCAACATCAACGCCGCCGTAACATTCGAGAGCTACAAAGAGGATAACGCCCAAAAGCTGGCGGCCGTCAATCGGCGCGTCTCCAACACCGAAACGACCCTCAGCAACCAGCAGAACCAGCTCAATCAGAAGCAAGGCAAGTATGACCTGTTCGACATCAATAACGCGCGCCTCAACGGGAAGACCGTCATCGAGGGAGGACTGATCAAGACGGAGCTGATCAATACCAATGCGCTGGTGGTGAAGAAGGCGGCGAGCATCGGTGGATTTCATGTCGATAATGACGGGCTGACATCGGCTTCATCTAATGGCCACGACTTCGCATTTACTGCAATCCAGCCCAACGGCTGGATTCAATTATTCAGAGGTAATGGCAGCAATGGCGGAATAATGAATCTTTATGGAGAGAAATTGGAAATACTTGGAAACACGGCTTCTTTCACTGTGTCTGTCAATACACCAGTTCCCGGATCGGGAGAGTGGAATAACCGGACACTTGTGAAGATGACTAATCTTCCCCACGTAAATACGTTAAGACTTGCCGGTGGTAAGACATTCCGCACACTGAAGATTTGCGAGGAGAATAAATATCTGTGCTGGGAATAGACCGACAATCACCACAAACAATTATACAGAATGAAAACAATCAATTTCAGCAAGGTGCGCGAAGGGGAGTACATCTCCGAGAGCTTCGCGCCGGAGAGCGACGCGATCAGCGTGCGCGTAGAGTTTGAAGCAAGGGCGACGGGCAATGCCTTGATCGTTGAGCGTTCCATCACGGGGCAAGACTGGGTGACGGCTGACGTCGTGACCGGGTACGGCTTCGACGGGAAGGCCGTAGAGTTTGGCGTGGACGGCATCGTAGCCGGGCAGCAATTGCGCCTCGTGGCCGGTGCGCCCGCCAGTGCGAAGTATATCGGATAACCAAAGAAAGAAGATAGATCTATGAAAATCGTGCATCTGATTCAGTACCACCTCGGAGGTGGACGAAAGAGGAAAGGCGGCAAAGGCGGGCACACGCCCACGCCCCAGCTGCCAGACGCTGGCAAGCCGTATGTAGACAGTATCAGCTATGACAAAAACGCCAAGAAGGTGCGTCTGCGTGCGCAGAACGCCCGGGCGGGTGAGGTCAAAACGCCGCTGGGAGATTGGCAGGAGTTTCCGGTCGATGTTCCCGAGCCTACACCGTTGCCCGACGCGGGTAAACCGTTCGTGGAGGGGGTAACGTACGACCCGGACACAAAGAAGGTGAAGGTGCGTGCTAAGGTCGCACAGGCCGGGGAAGTCAAAGACCCGATCGGAGAGGAGCAAGAGTTCCCGATCCATGTACCCACGCCGCCGGCACCGCCCGCGCCTACTTTGCCAGACGCCGGCAAGCCCCGTGTGTCCAAATTCGACTACGATCCAAGCACCCGGAAAGTGACCGTTCAGGCCAGCGTATCGCAGGCGGGCGAGGTCAAAACGCCAACAGGGGACGAACAGACGTTTGACATACCGGCAGAGGAAACACCATCCGTGAAAGGGCTTGTTTACATTTATAGAATAACAAACCACGGAGAAAACGAGGATGTTTGGACTGATACGGACGCCATAGAAAGCGTTACAGTGAACGGTGAAACATACTACACCCGCGGCGAAACGTCTTTTGCGCTTCCAGAGGGCGGATTTGACAATATGAACAGCGCCGTTTGTTCAAGGGTAAAACCAATGCCAGCAGGGATTGGAGATGTAGATTACGTTCCATTGAACGCACATAGGCCTGAGAGATTGAAATACGAAAAAGAGGCTTACGTCAGTGTTTCGTCAGAAGGATACATTGTGATCACTCGGAACGTAACCGTATCGTAAGCCACCCCCAGCGGCGGGCCTCCTTTAGCGGCGCCCGCCGCCTTTTTCAAATCAACTAACAACAAACCAATGGAAGTACTCTTTGAAGGCACCGGGGCCATGTTTCCCGTGGCCACCGCGTGTTTCTTATTCGTCTTAACCGCTATCGTGGTCGACCTCATTAGCGGCATACGTAAGGCCAAAGAGAGTGGGCAAAAGATCCGCTCAAAGCCGCTCAGCCGGACGGTCACGAAGTTCGTCATCTATGAGGGCGCCGTGGTCATTGCGACCATGAT